TTATATAAAACACCTGTTGTTCCGTTTTGTGTTATAGAACCAATTACACCTGAGTTATACAAATATGCCGCATATTGGTAACCGCTTGGAGTTCCACTTGCGTGACCAGTTACAAGATTTCCGCCACTTGTTTGCAAAGCTAAATAATTTGCATTAGTAGCAACATAACTTGTTATTCCAACCAACAAATTACCACTATTATCTAGTGTCATTGCTTGAGTCCAAGTAATAGTAGACCCAACAGAACCAGCCGCAGCTTGTTGAAAAGTAAATTGTCCGTTAAATTGATTTAACTGACTAACAGCATAAGAAGCACCAGCCCTAACCCAATTGCTAGAGTTATTGATATAACTGTTTGCTCCAATAGTTGCCGCATATCCACTTCCTCCAACATAAGCAGAAGTTGCATCAGTAAATTGCAAAAACTTGTATCCTCCAGTACTCCAAGCACTAGGAGTAACTCCTATACCCACGTTTTGTGAGTTATCTATCGTTACCGCAGTTGTAGCAACACCACCTGAAGTAGTTGTTTGTAAAGCTAGTTGTCCAGTAGAGTCAGCAGTTTGTACTATGCCTGTAACTCCAGAGGAAACCCCATTATCACTTTTTATTGTTGATGCCATGTTATGCTCCTACCTTTGCTTCTAGAGCTGTTACTTTTGCTGATAGTTCTTGGATTGCGGCAACCAAAAGAGGAATCACATCAGTATATGCAACACCTAATTTATCAGGGTCACTTGCATCAACCGCTTCAGGTAATACTTTTTGCACATCTTGAGCAATTAAGAAAGACCTACGAGTACCTTCTTCATCAATCTTATACTTTCCTATTACCGCACGAAGGCTTGATACTTTACTTGTTGCATCAGAAATTGGTTCAATGATTTCTTTTAATCGTTCATCAGAGTTTGATACCCAAACTACTCCATTAGTTGCCAAATAAACACCATAAGATGCTCCTCCAGCATAAACATAAAACCTTCCAGCCGTATTATCCCAATATTGAGCGGCTTTAGTAGTACCATTATTTAAAAAACCAAACTGTGTATATTGACCTGTATTGTTTAATACTAAATTCCATGTGCCGCTACCACTAAAAGTATTTGTTGAGTTTAAAGCACTTGTAGTACCTATTAACAAATTACCACTATTATCTAGTGTCATTGCTTGGGTAAGAGTAGCATTAGTTCCTACTGTTCCTGATGGGGCATTAAACCAAGCGTGTATGCCAGTTGATATGGAATATTCAGCAACTGCCGCTGTTGTTGAATAAATCCTGTTTGTTCCATTGAAATAATAATTACTTCCTAGAAACATATTTGTAGTGCTATATCCCCATAACGCACCTTGTGTAAATTGCATAGCTTTAACGCTATTGCTTGTACTCCAAGCACTAGGAGTAACCCCTACACCTACGTTTTGAGATGTATCTATTGTTACCGCAGTAGTAGGTGTACTACCTGTTTGTAATAAAAGGTTTCCTGTTGTATCTGCCGTTTGAACTAAAGCAGTAGTTGTTGTGGTTCCTGATGCTATGCTTGACATATCAAATTCCTTAAATAATTATCCATCTTTGTGATGGTGCAACAGTAATGCTAATTCCTGAATTAATGGTTATTGGTCCAACAGAAAAACCATTTGTCCCTGCACCAATTGTATAACTTACGTTAGCAGTAGAGTTATTTACTTGAATAGCTCCACCCGCTTGTGCGCCACCAATTCCACCCCATTGACCATTTATATAACCTTCAAATTGATTAGTGGTTGTATTGGCCCTTAACATTCCTGTAGAAGGAGACCCTGCACGTTGAGCAGTAGTTCCCGCAGGAACTTGAATTTCCCCTGTACCTGTCATAGTAATGTCACCAGATGCAGTAAGGGTTGTAACGCTTGTAGCACCTGTCAAAGCAAGATTATCCCCAGATTGGAGTTCCTCTATTTGCGTACCACTTATAACTAATGGAATTCTTGCAGTCATTTCTTTTCCTTAAACAAGAGGAACATTCACAATCGTTCCACCATATAGTAAAACTTGTATATAACTATTTACCGCCAGTACAACCCTTGTTACCCCTGTGTACAACAATACTGGCAAACCAGAATAAGCAATAGGACCCGTAGGTCCTGTCGGACCAAAAGGACCTGTAGGACCTGTCGGTCCAGTTGGACCACCATAAGGACCTGTAGGACCCAAAGGTCCCGTAGGACCCGTAGGACCGCTAATTGGAGGCGCAAAATAAAGAGCAGGAGTACTCCAACTCAGTACAGTTGGTGCAATAGAGTTAACTACTGAAACAGATACCCAAACATCATTACCAGTAGACGTTATTGGTGTTGCTGACCATCCAGTTGGAGGAGTTCCTACATTTGTAGTAAAGTTCCAAGAACCACCAGTTGGTGTTGCAGGTTGAGTAACACTTTGAATGTAAATAGGCCATATAAAATAGGTAACTGTGTTTACACCTGGGTTACCATATAACCCATTGTTTTCACCATTCCCAGAATAATAGCTACTTGTTATCATTTAAGTCTTCTTGCATTTGCAATAAGTTGTTAATTAACCTAACGTCCGTAGGGTTTAATTCTACTGCTTTCTGACAAAATTCAATTGCTTTTCCCTTTAGACCAATATTCCACGCAGAAATACTGGCTAAATCCCAAGGCTTCTCACCCCAAGCACTTGGATCCATTGTATAAACCGCTTCCTTGTCTGTTATTTTCAATGCAGTCATTGCACTTGAATAACACTCTTCCCACATAGAACATCTGTAAGAATACATTGCTAAATCTAACCAAGGTTCTCTAGTGTTAGGAGCTTCTGCACAAGCCAACCTATACCATTTTAGGCATTCCCAATGGTTAGCCAGTTCTTCATAGCTTTTGCCTAACAACCTCATTGCATAGCATCTTTCATTAATCCAAGTAGCTTCAGGCATTTTTAAATACTTGTGTAAAGCATCTATAGCTTCTTGCCAACGATAATTAAAGGTTAACTCTCTGCAATGATAAAAAGCATTCCTTGGACAATGTGGATCCTCTTTAACCGCCATTTCTAGTAAATCCATATATTGACCTCTTGACTTTGTTGGATCAGGTTTATGAACTACTAACAACATATCTGTTTGCGCCCAAACTTCTACAGTTCTTGGGTCTGGAATTGGATATTCATGAACTGGGTGCTTCCACATATAACCTTTTCTTGCATGAATCTTTTCATAGTAAAAGGCTATTCCTGCTCCCCAATCAAATTTATATCTTAATCTGGTTGTTTCAGGTTTCCAAACCCGTTCAATCTCTTTTCTCCAACCAGGTTGCAACTCTTCATCTAAATCTAAACTAATGCAAATATCAATGTCATCAGGTATTGAAAAAAGCACAGTTTCCCTTGCTTTATCAAACCTCCAAGGACTAACTCTTACATCATGTACAACAACATTTTCATGCTCTAATGCCAATTCAACTGTTTTATCTGTAGATCCAGTATCACCAATCACAATAAGATCTGCGTCTTTTGCTGATTGACAAAACCTATTTACAAACTTTTCTTCATTCTTAGATATCGCATAAACCGCTATCTTCATAATCTAATCCCTATAAAATCAAAAATCTAGATCCATTCGGTACAGTAACAGTAACTCCATTGCTTAATGTAATAGGTCCAATTGCATGAGCAGAATAACCAGTAGGTATAACCACAGACGTACTTAAAGTCATAGAGTTAATTATTAACCCTTGAACACTTAACCCACCAGTAGTAGGAATAAGTTTGTCTGCTACGTTGTCTTGGTTAATAGCCATGATTAAACGTCCGTTGCGCCTTGGTATTGAGACATTGTTTTAAGAACTTCATAGATTGCAGTCATCAGCTCACCTTTACCCGCTAGGTCTGCTAATCCAATGTAGTGTGCGTGTTCCATCACAGGGCTTAGATTTGAATCTCTAGCATCCTTTGAAAAATGCACAGATACCTGTACTTGGATGTTGTCTTTGTTTCCAAAGAAATTCGTGACTCTAGCGTAAGCCTCTGGTGCTGGTGCGCCAAATTGTGTTGATGCGAGGTTAATTTGTAATGCCATGTTAGTTCCTTAGTATGTCATTTCTGTTGTCTCTACCTTGCAAACCCACCTAATTGTAGTTGAGGCTTGTCCAGTAACTGTAATTGCTAAACCACCATTGGTTGTATCTGCGGTTGCTGAAACTGCCCAAGTAGATGCGCCTGAATCTTGAGCTAATAGTATTGAGTTTACTGTTCCAACTATTGCAGTTGTTCCAACTCCAGAACCACGTTTGATTGCACCTTGAAGAACCCAAGATGCCGTATTTCCTGCGCCAGTAACTCCACCAATTATGGTTGCCCTAAATGAATATGATGAGTTGTTAGGTAGGATTACTTGGTTGGTTGTTGATGCTGTACTTCCATCTGAAGTTAAAACTGTAGAAGTTGCATCTGTGGTTTGTTTTGCAAGAATCAATAATCCAGCTTGTGTTACGCCTAATGAAGATGCAATTGGAATTTGTGATGCGGAAAACGCTTGATATCCTTGAATACCTCTTGTAGTTGCGTAATAACCACTTGCTACAGAATAATTACTATTAGCTGCATTATTTCTTCCACCTAAAACAGATGCACCATAAGAACTTGCTGCATTATTTTGACCGCCCAAAATAGATGTAACAATACCACTTGCATTATTGCCCACATTTCCAGCACCAGCGTTACCGCCACCGCCTACAAAAGAACCTGAAGCAGAAGCAGTATTGCCCATACCACCCCCAACAGTAGACCAATCTCCACTAGCCGTATTTCTATTAGCTGCAGTACCCGCATCACCACCACCACCAACAAAGCTATATGCCCCTGTTGCTTGGTTGTTTCCTCCGCCTACCACGATGCCGTGTGGAGTATAGAAAGATAGAGTTATACCCGCAGTAGTCGTTGCCGCCTGAGATATTGTGAATGTATAAGCAGTTCCTGTTATTGTCGTAGAGGATACTGTCTGAGATGCTGAAACTGTCCAAGTAGAACCAGAGCCTGAAACAATGTATGTTCCCGCAGTAACCCCTGTTCCTGTTAATACTTGTCCTGCTATTATTGTTCCAGAGGTTAAAGAACCTACTGTAAGAGTTGTTCCACTAATAGTAGATGTAGCCATCACAGCAGGTGTTCCTGTTGTTACTGCTGATGTTGCGTATGTATAAGAAGATACACCTGTGCCAGTAATTAATTGACCTACTTTAATGTTGGCATTTGTACTTGATAAATAAAATGTTGTACTTGCGCTTAAAGCAATTGTTGTTGCTTGTGTTGTTGCAGTTGATGAAGATGTGCCTGAATTAGAATAACCTCCACCAATAAAATTCATGTATCCAGCTGCACTATTAAATTGCCCACCGCCAACAGTTGAATTGTATTGACCCGCAGTATTTGAACCTCCTCCACTTACTGTGTTGTAATTTCCAGTTATTACTGCATTACCAAATCCACCTCCAATAAAACCACCAAAGCTAGATGCCTGATTATTTCCACCACCTGCAATTACTGAATATTGTGAAGATGCTACTGAACTTGCGCTTGATCTATTAGTCTGCCAATCTACTGCATTAGCACCCCTAGCATTACCACCTGTAGCACTAGATGTAGTCTGTTGTGCTTGTAATGCTCCTGTTCCTGCGGGTTGTACAAATAGAGAACCATCGTTTTGTAACCCAATAGAAGATACACCGCTAAATGAAAGTGTAGGTGTTCCATAAATTGCGACTGTTGTGGTTGGAACGTAAGTGTTAGCAACTGAACCAATTTCTGTTTGTACACCCCAAATGTAAACAGTTTCAGTTCCTACCGCAGTCCATGACTGTAAACGAGTATCTGAAGAACTACTTTGGATTGCAATAGCAACTCCACTTGCGCCTGTTGAAGCATAAGAAAAAACAACAATGCATCTATACCAACCACTACCAACAGAAGTAATTGATGAACTCGTTAATCCTGCGGTTGCTCCTACAGTTCCAGCAGTTGTATCAAAGTTAGCATAGATTGATCCAGTTCCACCAATAGCAAACTGAACATATCTAGTTGTACCTGATTTTGCGTAAAAACTTACTGTGTATGTAATTCCTTGATTAAAAACAGGTGTGCCACCAGAAAAATCATAGTGAGCAGAAGTCCCTGCCGTTGCTGTTATTAATGATGCAGTATTTGTGCTATCTGGAGCAGTTGCAGAATTATTTGTGGCTGTAATACCATTTGGAGTCCAAGGGCTAGTTGCTAATGCTTGTGATTGAAGAATTAAGTTTTCTCCAGTACCCTTTAAAGTCTCAGTCTGTCCTGTAATAGTAGTAAACGTACCTGTAGATGGTGTAGTTCCTCCTATTACTGTGTTGTCTATAGTTAGACCAGTTAGTGCAGATGTGAATGTAGGTGCGCCTGTACCGCCAGACACTAAAGGTTGTCCACTAGTACCAGGTGTATTTAAAGCTAAAGCACTTGCTCCAGAATATGTAACCGCACCCGCACTAGCCGTTAAACTGGCATTAGTACCACCCCTATTTAACGCTATGTTGTTTCCGTTCCACGTTGCATTGGTTATAGAGCCAGGATAACTTAATGTATTGGTTGACCAAGATACATTTGATGGTGCGCCAAAATGATAATCCCAAGTTCCTGTTGCATTACTATTTGACAACAATACTAAAGTTACATAACCACCTGATGGAATTCCACCAGATATTATTGATGTACCAGAGTTGTTATTTAAAGTAATTGCACCACTACTTTGATTATTATTAAATGTAAATGTTGCGCCATTTGGCAATGTGGTTGCGTTTGGTAGTTGGAATGTTTGTCCACCAGTTCCAGTTACATACCAATTTTGTACAGATGCCGCAGTTAAAACCTGAGTTGTTCCACTTGCAGTTAATCCATTAAAACCTTCAAATAAACAATTAGTTGATAAATTAAAGTTGGCATCAAAAACCGCAACACCATTTGCTACATTGGTTGCATAACTTGTACCCCAAGCACTACCAGTAGAGTTTGCTATACCTGCGCTAGGATATATAGTAGGTCCTTGAGATCCAGTAGGTCCTGTAGGTCCATTAGTACCCGCAGTTCCCGTTGGTCCCGTAGGTCCGTTTGTGCCATTGCTTCCTGTTGGTCCAGTTGGTCCGTTAGTTCCGTTTGACCCAGTAGGACCTGTTGGACCATTTGTACCATTTGTGCCTGTAGGTCCAGTTGGACCCGTACTTCCTGCCGTCCCTGTGGGTCCTGTGGGTCCTGAAATACCTTGTGCACCTGTGGGTCCAGTTGGACCTGTATTACCTGTTGAACCAGTTGATCCTGTCGGACCAGTAGGTCCTGCATTTCCTTGGCTTCCTGTGGGACCAGTAGGTCCAACCACAGTAGATGGTGCGCCAGTAGGTCCTGTAGCTCCAGTAGGTCCTGTAGGACCAATTACACCTTGTATACCCTGAGTTCCAGTAGGACCTGTCGGACCTTGTAAACCTTGTACACCTTGAATACCCTGTGGACCAGTTGGACCAATAGCTCCTTGAGTTCCTGTAGGTCCTGTTGCGCCTACTGCACCCGTTGGACCTGTAACACCTTGAATACCTTGCGTACCTTGTGGTCCTGTTGGACCTGTGGGTCCTGTACTTCCTGTTGGACCTTGTTGGGTAATAGGTGCAGGTGTTGACCAAACAATAGTTGTTGGTGTCTTAGAGTTTACAAATGCAATAGACCACCAAATAGTTGTAGTTGGTGAACTAGGAGGGGCATTTAACCATCCTGTAGGAGGTGTTCCTGTATTTGTAGAGTAATTCCATGATCCACCAGTAGGTGTAGCAGGAACAGTAGATCCTTGATAAAAGATAAACCATTCAAAGAACGTGCCACCATAGTAATTATCTGTACTCCCGTACAACCCATTACTTTCATTAGGCTGAACAACTTGTGCAGTTGCAGTTGAGCCGTATAGTCCTTGTGTTGCCATTATCGAAACGAGTATCTGTAGTTACGGGGTTGGAATTCAGAAGATAAATGTCTATCTCCTCCACTCCAAAGATCTTTCATTGCTTGATCCTCAATTAATCCGTAAGCAGCATCAAATCTTGCATTCCACTTATCTGCTTCAGAAACATTCTTTTTCTTGTCGTAATAAGCCCACAATACTTTGTACATATACCCTTCAGGGAAGGTTGCAAGAATTGCATTACTTTGAACAATAGGATTTAGTGAATCTGTTGTTGGGCTAAACAAGAACGGAAAAGCCTTTACATAATATGCAAGGATTGTTGTTCCGTTACCAGGATTAGGAGTAAATAAATAGTTAGGTCCTACTTCTGAAAAATTAGCTCTAATAACCCTTGGAACTCCAAAAGGTTTTACATAAAGCTGATCAATCATTGATAAACGAATAATCTCTCTATCTCCAACCCTGTCGTAAATAATCCAAGGACCAAACCCTGCATTCAATGTGCCTGGAGGAACTTGAGAACTAGGAGTTTGTTGAAAGAAAATAATAGGCCAGTTCATATCCGCAGGGATAGGAGCTAAACCATTTGTATTTGTAACAATCGTAGAAGGGTTAACTGGGTCATAAGGATTACTCCTTAACGCAGGTAAATAGATTGTTCTAAAAGATAACTCTGCAAACTGAATACAGAATTGAATATCCATTGAAGATTGCGTAGGGAGCTTCAGAATAGCCGTAGGATACGTTGGGAAGCTCCAAACTAGGTCAGGGTCAGATACAGTAATTGTGCTTGTAGAGACTGCTGTAACCAGGGTAAAAGGTCCCATTTGGGTTGGAGAAATAAAATCCCCAACTAACACCAATGATGTGCAATCAGAAGCAGTAGTAATGACTCCTGTTAATGAATTGTATGCAGTTGCATTAACGCTTATTGATGTTGGAATAGCTCCTACCCATTGAGCCACTCTTGTAACGAGGTTGTTGGCAGATTGGATAAAAAGAGACATAAAACATCCTCATCGAGTAGGTATTATCGGATTGTAAGGCAATGGTATTTTTCCGCTTGGATGACAAACAAAATCTGAGTAATATTCGTTAACTATTGCGTAAAAAAGAATCTTGTCATCTCTGTCTTGCTTGATTAACTCCCAAGGACGATTATTAAACCACTTAGAACTTATTTCATGAGCAAAACACTTGGGTAAATCCATAGCATGGAAAGTACCCGCAAAAAAAGGATTGGCAGTTCCGTGAATCTTGTAGAACTCCCGTCTTTCTTTACAGTTTTGTTTGATAGCATCTACGTTATGTTGCGTATATTGGACATATCGTTGACCATCTTCAGCACCAATTTTGTAGTCGATACGATCAGTCTTGAATGTTTGACTCCAAGTGCCAGACTTAACATCATTAAACATTTGGTTATTTCGGGCTAAAACACCTTCAATACCTGCTTCTAGATTACCCTTCATGTAGTAATCTTCGTTAATCTTGGCTTCTTCGTTGTCTAGATTCAATTCCATATCTTCTCCAAAAAAAAGGGAGAGAACCCTTTTGGGATTCCCTCCAATCTCTCAACTAAATTAAGCGAGGTAACGCTGAACTTGGCTAGATGCTCTTGGTGTTGTGATTGGTGTGCCAGTTGTGATAGCAGCAAGAACTGCAACACCTGCTGGGTTACGCACAATCAATGTACCTTCCATGATGTACTGATCCAAAGAAGCATCTGCATTTGAGAATACTTCGTTGTTTGGACCAAGC